CTGAAGCAAAGGCTGCTGCTGAAGCAAAGGCTGCTGCTGAAGCAAAGGCTGCTGCTGAAGCAAAGGCTGCTGCTGAAGCAAAGGCTGCTGCTGAAGCAAAGGCTGCTGCTGAAGCAAAGGCTGCTGCTGAAGCAAAGGCTGCTGCGGATGCCAAGGCTGCTGCGGATGCCAAGGCTGCTGCGGATGCCAAGGCTGCTGCTGAAGCAAAGGCTGCTGCTGAAATGACACCTGTGCTTAGTAAGCTTTATGCTAGTAATAGCGAACAACCACTTTCTATGGTAACTGAAAGTGAATGTATTGAATATCCTTCAGATAAATCAAAAATGAACCCCGATACTATTATAGGTAGTCAGTCTGGTGAAATTATTGATGAAAATTTATTAGTTTGTACTAACGGAGATGTAAACTTAAAATATTTAACTAAAAAAAATATAGAATCATGGACAAAAAATGATACAGATATATATTCAGACCATGCGCCTATTAAGTATCACTACATAATAGATGATAAAGATGGTAATATAAATTACGCTATGGAATGTTATAGTCCAACATCTGTTACTACTAAAAAATATTCATATATAACATGGAATATTGCGTATCAATTTAAGTTTGTAAAAGAAGGTAATTTCTATTCAAGTAAATTTTATTGTGATAAAACACTTCCAGTTCAGTGCAAAGATGAATTACGTGACATTTATATACAAAGGTTGAAAAATATTTTTAAGGCGGTTGATGTTATGATGAGTAGTGATACTAGTTGTTTGGGAGTATTGTTACAAGAATGTCCAATAGTATATAACCTAACCGAGGACTTTACTCTAGATAATATCTGTAAAACTATTACCAACTTTAACCCCAAATATAAACTTTTAAATTTTAAATATTCAAAAACAGATCCTGCGAATGAAAATGCTATGACATTAACTATTAGCATTGCTCCACTACTTACAGGTCCAGATGCAGCTTTTTTTAAATATATTAGTGGTCCATACATTTATAACAGAAACACAAATTTTTATTATATGCAAGATAACAAGAAATTTTATGATAATACTTCTGGTGATTCTACGGAATTTAGTATACAAATTATAAAAGACGATAGAATAGACAGATGGTATATCGTAAAGCATTATAAACCCAATAGAAATGAAAATTTGGCTTATATTGATTGTAAATTTATAAATTATAAATGTGTAGTAGGTAACCAAGTATGGAAAAAAATGGATGATTCCGAAGTTAAAAACATAAGAACGACATATGATAATAAACAAACTACAGAATTTTGTTTGGTAGTTAAAACAACAGAATTCCCTTATAGTGACTCTACTAGTGTTTTTAATTTTAGAGAGGATAAGGATAAAACAGAATATCCTACAACAAATAACTATCCGTCCGAAATGAGTTTATATATACACGATAAGGTAGCGTCTAACCCTACTTTTATTGAATTGTTAGATAGAGTAATGTGTAATATTTTAGAACCATTTAAAACTATAATTTTTAATGTGCATTTTCCAGTAGAAAAAAATAAAGATGGTACAACTATTCATTTATGGGAACGACAAAAACAAATATATGACTTTATGAATGAAGTAGTTTTTATTATTCGCAATATAACCAATGATAAAACAGGTATATACAAATATAAAAATTTTTCTATCATATTTTGTGGTGATTTTAATGCAAATATAGCGCAACGCTTTCCAAAAGAGTTAAAATCTAGTGATGGAAAAAGTATTGTTCCTGATTTTTTCACATGTCATAAAGTTGAGGGGCAAAAAACTATTATTTCAACAACGCCATATAATTCACCAACTGCATTTGGCAATAATAAGTTAAAGTATAATTTAACAAACATAGACTTTTCTGTTCTTTATCCTGCATTGGTTTCCGTAGCTACTGCTCCTGCTCCTGCTCCTGCTCCCATAACAAAATACATTTTTGCATTTGATATTGATGATACTTTACTTGCAAGTCACACTATTGATAAATTATCTATGGATGCTAAAGATGTTCAATATAGGCAAGAAATTATCCAAAATATGAGAAAAGTTATTGAAAGTAATAACTATGTATGGATAGTAACTGCGAATTCTAAACCAAACTATACAAAAAACAACTTTTGTAGTAAATTTTTTGGTTCTACTGATGAAGATTTTTTTTATAAGTCTGAATATTTTTATTTTATGAATCCCGATATTATTGCACAACAATATAGAGAAGCAAAAAATGAATTTCCATTAGATAAAAAGCTTGTAGATATAGTTGACTTGGGTTGGAACGCTATTCATACACAGGGATTAAAGCCTTATGGTATTTATGCACAAAGTTTAATTACAAAGAAAAAATATAATGAAACCCATACTCCAAAAATAGGTGATTTTAAAATTTACTTATTTGATGATACCAATAAGGGTGGATATCTTCAGGCAAATAGTTTAAATATAGGTATAACATTTATTTTAGTTACAGATTTTACTAAAAAAGTGCCTAACTTAATTCCCGAATTTAAAAAAGTGTTAGATGATGGTACATCAAAAATTGGTTCAGTGTCAGCACCCGTATCTATGTCACCACCTGTTTCTACTCCTGCTACTACTCTAAAAGTAATGTCATTTAATACTTGGTATAAACCATTTAGTGCTCAAAAAATAAAAGATGATGGTAATCCTCAAGAACCAGATATGCAATATTGTAATATCGAAAAGGCGGATGGTACTTTAATAAATGTATGTCAAGAAAATATTATGAAAGAAATTATGACACAAATAGAGGAAGGGTTTCAAGTTATATTTTTGCAAGAGTTTACAAGTCGAATACAAGAAGTTTTTGATAAATGTAAATTTAGTGATGAATATGTAGGTAAAAAAAAACAAATTCCATTTACGATGGCATATACACCATCTGGAGGAGGTTCATCTGTTGAATATTATGTATATAGTGTTACTGCGCAAGGTGAAAGTATGGTTACTTTATGTTCTAAAACATTTTTCCCTGCCCCTGTAACACAATACTATATGGGAAATTTAACAGGTTATCCCAATAACCCATCATATGCCAGTGATGGCGACATTACTCAATTCTGGGACATATCCGGGGGAGGAAGACCTTATATAGTATTAGTATTTGATGATAAAAAAATGATTTTAATTAACATACATGGACCACATGGTGACAAGTTTAATTCTAATTTACAAAAAATAGAAACAACTGATGCTGCTGGGAAAAAATTATTCACTGCTATTAAAGACTTCAAATCCCCAATTGACTCATTCGTTCAAACTGAAATAGATAGAAAAAATCAAGCTGTAAATGTATTAAATGGTGAATACGAAAATTTGCAAGATTATACATTTCGACAACTTGGAGATATGCTTAGAAAGCGAATCCCAGAGAAATTAAAAGAATATAACATCATATTTGCAGGTGACTTTAATATGCGTCCTGATGAGGCAAAAAGACATTTAGTAAAACTTAGTGAAATATTGTCAACTGGAAACTATGGTGAAGGACCTTTTTCAAATAGTTCAGGAGTTTTTGATAAACAAGAACAAAATAATATAACTCTTACAATTGGTGATACTAAGAATATATCTACCGGAACTTGCTGTGTAGAACATAAGGGCGGTTCTTATGGTTCAGGAGTTTATGACCAGATTTATTCGAATAAGTTAAAGGTTACAAAATATTGGACATACAATGGTAACATAGAATATGATAAAAAAGGTGGAATTCTTTTCTCTGACCATTTACCTGTATATGCAGAAATAGAATTACCTGAATCTGCAACATCTGCGCCTGTATCATCATCTTCTGGTGGTAGTAAACGATTTACTCTCCGGAATAATAATAATAACAACAATAAACCCATATCTAGAAAGATAAGGAAGCATGCATCCACATCCATGCCTACAACCAGGTTTACAAAGAAGCATTACCATTCAAAACATAGTCATAACCATAATAAAAAACATAAAACTAGGCGTAGTAAGCATTAAGATTAAGATGCCTACCTAATTCAAGTATAAAAATTCAAGTATAAAAATACATACATAATGCGAGGTTATGTATGTATATAGTTGCCGTGACGAATCAAACACTGCACCATATTAGTTCTTCATTCGATAACTCCGCGCCAATCAAAATACTACGATTTAACTCAGGATTTTCACTTGAAAAGAAACTAGGACGTATTATACTCCAGTCTGTTTTTTCATCCAACAATCCAACCTTTGTGTATATAAATGCTGCAAGAGCACTACACCAAAAGCGTGATATTTTTTGGGGGTCTGGGTCTTTCTTGCAATATGCTTCAATCCAATCTCGCACCACGATATCGTAAGGTTTATTAAAAACACTATCATGTATTTCTTTCATTCTTTCATGTGTAAATGGATTTTCTGTATGATAGTGTAGGTGTCGTTGTTTATGTGTATGCGTATCAACCGAGTCTTGATTTGATTCAATATCGTTATCGTTTCGTGCATTACTTTTATATAATAAGTATTTCAAAATGCTGAATCCTGAGTAGATATAACCAAATGTATTTGAAAACGTCTTTATAAGCAAGTTTTGGTTTTGGTTTCTGTTTCTAGTTACTAATGCTGTACTACCCGTGTCAATAGTAACCATAGTTGTATTGTTTTCGATACTATCTTCTGCAAAATGGAGGCGCAATCTTCGCAAATAGATTTTCCCTTTATATGTGGTTATAAAATCTATAATAGGTGTAAGTTGCACCCCTATTTTTCTCTTACCATCTTCCGCGTCGGGTATCTGGGCTGTGCCTGATTGCCATACATATACACCCTTCAATGGTTTATCTAAATATGTAAAATCAGGGTTTACAACAACCATCCCAATATGTGAGAAATCACTTTGCGAACCATACTTTATAAGCCAGCCGAATAATCCAAGCCCTTTTTGTTCAAGGTTGTCGCATAATAGCAAGTCGCCTGTTTTTAAACTATCTATGCATTTTGTTATATCTATAATTTGTTGGCTGTTAATCATACTCTTGATAAAATTAATAAACAATATATATAACCTTTATATTTATTGTTTTATATATTTATTAACCTAGATAATTATTATATTCTTCAATATTATTGCAAATCTCACCCTCACCCTCACCCTCACCCTCATCCTCATCATCATCATCAAAAATACTATCATAGCTTCCACTAAATAAGTCCTTAAAAGCTGACATTAGTTGTTCTATATATGTTTTATCCTTGCATAACGAATTGCAAACATTTTCTGATATAGCAATAGCTAATTCAATCCTACAAAAAAATTTAGAAAATGTAAGATTTTGTGTTTTTAATATTTTATTCACTTCGTATATTTCTTCTCCTCCGAAAAATATTTTTTTTATATTAAGCGTGTTATAACATATATCATACACATCTTTTATAAGTTTTTCATTTATAGCTGCAAGTGATTCTTTATTTTCATTTAATTTATTGTGTTTCTCTCCTTTCTCTATCGGCTCAGAGAGGTAAGTGACGATATACTTTGCAAGCTTCTCGTAGTTTCTTGATACTAAAATTTTAAAAAAGTTAAAAAATATATTTTGTTCTTCTCTTGTCAACTTACCAATAATTCCATAATCAATAACTCCAATTTTTAAGACGTGGTTCGTGTTCGTGTTCGTGTTCGTGTTCGTATTACAAGGTTCTTTCATAAAAATAATATTACCAGAATGTAAATCTGCATGATATATCGAGTCATAAAACACAGACTTTATATTAAATCTTGACAATATTTTTGAATACTCATCTTTATCTTCTGTGGAAATATTTTCAATCCTTTCACCTTCTATATATTCCATAATAATAGCATTTGGGTTTGCTTGTGTAAAATAATAATAAACATTCGGAATACATATATCTTTTACGTCTTTGAATTTTTCATAAAAAACTTGTATATTATTAACTTCATTCAAAAAGTCAAGTTGTTCCGTCATGATTTCGCGATTTTCTTCAAAGATATCACATATATTCAAGTTACATAAATATGGCAGTTTCTTTGTTATATTTACCAAAAGTTCTAGTTCGCTCATTGACTTTTCAAATTTCTCGACAATATTTTTGCGCCGATATTTTATAATTACTTGTTTCCCGTTAAGCGTAGCTTTATATACGATAGCAATAACACCTGATTTAATAGGTTCGGGGCTACTATAAATAACAAGTTCATCTCCTTTACTTTTTGCAATACTTATCAGTTCAAATAGTCCCTTATAATCTATTTCGTTCACATTATATTTAACGTTGTCTGTATGAGTAATAAAATAATTAAACAGCTCTTTATTCATTAGTTTATTGTTTGCATTATTTGAAATTCCCTGAAATATTTTTGTGAAGAATATATTTTTATCCGCCAACTCCTCGCAAAGGCGCACTATGACATTATTATAATTCTCGTTTGTTTTTTTGGAACACTTATATAATATATAATATTTTGCATATATTCCTATACAAGAAGTTATAAAATATGATTTTGACATTGCGGAAACAATCATTGGTTTTATATTTCTTAAAAATGAACTGAATTTATCTAGTATATTATTCGCATAGTTAGGGGTGCCTACATTGGGTTCAGATTCTGTGTCACATCTTTCAAGCAGACATTGTAATTCGTGTTTATCTACGTTGTCGGCGTGTTCGACATTAATAATATCATCATTTTTCTTTGCATCGGTTCTGTAAAAAAAAGGACATTTATCTCGAATACTTTTTAGTGTTGTAAACATAGATAGTTAAGTAATATTTTTGGAAATGTAAATGTTTATGATTAGGATATTATTTAATATATATTATTTAATATATAGTATTAAATATTATTTAAACTTGTTATTATCAAATTATTATTTGGCATCGATAGTGTATTAGTGTATTAATTCAATAAATTGTTTCAGATTAAGAAACACTTTTTTCATGATAAGACCCATTATATTTTCCATATAAATAGGCAATGAATGACTTAAATCTAGTTTAAAAATATAACTAATATTTATTTTATGATATGATTCAAAGTTTACGACCATAGATGATATCGTATTTACAACTTTATCGTAGTTTTTTAACTCTTCTGGGTTAGGATAGTCAACATCCACACAATTATATGTCTTTTTATTTGGTTCACAAACTTCTTTAACTCTTACATACATATATTTGGGCTTTATCCCTAAATCAGATGCAAATGGTTTAAAAAGAAAAAGAACATTTACTTCGTTTATATTTTTATTTTCGGTTTCTGATGAAAGTGTAGTAGACTCCATACTATGCATTTCAATTTTCTCAAAGTTGTCTTTGTTCAATGTAAACATTAAGTTATATATATCTAAATTTATAATATTATACATGTTAACACTTTTATTCTCTGCTAAAAATTGCAATAAATAAATATTATTGTTTTTTTCACGTTTTAGGTGCATTTTTTCCTTAAAACAAATAGTCTTAAAGATATATTTCGAGTTATCATTCATCTTTGATTTTGATTTTGATTTTATTAGTAAGCAGACTATAATTATTATTACTATCTATTTATGTATATTTTATGAATTATAATTATTTGGATATTTAATCTTATTTCGCCAATGTATCAACATAATAATCTTTCAATATTCTTAATAAGATTAACTTTGTCTAATACTTCTTCTACATTTGATTTATGCTTTAATGCGAAGTATTGTGGATTTTTTAAAACCCGACCAATCGTAATTATATCCATATTTATATTACCTGTTAGTTTTATAGAATAGTTAGGAAAATACTCTTCTATTTTTTTACACCCCCAATAAAGGGGTATCGTATCATAAATAAGTGGGTTAACTATTTTTTCAGTAAAATAGTGGTCATGAGATGTATTTTCGATTGCAATCGTAAATATATAGTTTTCGCACATTTCTGCCATAGATTTGAAATCGCCATATATGTTATTGTTTTCGGGAAAACGCTGCTTATATATTTTTGTGCCATTACCCCATATATCAATTGGTAGCCTATGTTTCAGTATATAACTTACAAGTTCATGGCGATATTTGTGACCTGGAGTATATGACTTCTGTGAAACCATGATTGACATTACTTTTGTTTTTTTATTCGAAACCTTACTGCCACCACCACCACTGCCAATATTTTTAGGTATTTCATGAAACAGAAATCCGTGGTGACCTATAAATGGGGGTGATGGCAGTGCATTTACACTACCGATAAAATATTTTCCTATATTATTTACAGCATATTCAATAAAGTTATTATAATATAGTCGCAAGTATGAATTGTTGGGTGGTTCGTGTGCAAAACCAATAACGCATTCTTTTTCAACATGAAGACTTCCAGGAACAGGGCAGTTTAATAAAAATACATGTGTATATGTTTCTGTAGTTGTAATGTATATTTTTTTTGTTTTACCATAGTAGTCAAGTTTTTTATAAAGACACATTCGTTCGTAGGTTTGTTTGCATGATTCCGATGTGCAAAAATCACTGAAAAATCGTATTCTTATATATTTCTTCTTAAAATCGGCAATAACTTTTTTAAAATATTCGCTTTCATAGCATGTATTATAGTGATTAATTTGGTATGGCGTTTTATGTATTAACGTGACTTGATTTATATTATACAATACCGATTCGTATATACTTAACTGAAGCCATAATTGGTTCATACAGAATTGTGTTATTTTGTCCGGGTTTATGGCTATCTCTATCTCTATTTCTGTATTGGTTATGGTTTGTTGTGGTTGTACATATCGCAAAATATCTCTTTTAAAAACAACACTACTATTTATAAAGGGGTTTACTTTAAAAAGATTATAGTTGTATAGCCCGTTTAATGGTATTTCGGGTATTTCAGGTTCAAGACCAGAGGAGTCATATCTACTTTTTGTCCCAATTACATCTATTCTTGGGAACTCTTTTAGTTTTGCAGCTTGAAGTTCTAGTTTGTTTGATTCCCATATGTCGTTTACATCTAATATTCCAATATAGTTATAAATTGTGCCATTATTTACTACATGTAACAAAGTTTGAATATACGTTTTAAATTCTTCTCCATAGTTTTTTACTTCGATTCGCTTGTCGTCAAATATGAATGTGTGTGTGGGTCTGGATGTGGGTGTGGGTGTGGGCTTATTATAAAATGCAATTTTTAATTCCCAGTCTTGAAATGTTTGATTTATTACGGATTGAATACACGATGATAATGATTCTAATAGTGTTTCATTAGTTGTATTACATATAATACATACGATAGATATCATTGTTTCGTGTTTCGTGTTTCGTATAGAAATATATATAATAAAAATATATTTTGATATCTTTATTATATTTTGGTGTATTTGTTGTATTTTAATTAAATATCTAAACTGATAGTATTCTTTTCAGATTTAGGTTTGCGTTTTGTTCTGCTTGGCATGTTATCATTTTGCAAATCTTTCAACTCAGAAATACTAATCGTGCTCCCTTTTTCTTCAGCATTGCTTGCGCCACCACCACTAAACAACGCCATGTCATTACCGCCGCTGCCACTTCCACTTCCAGGAATATTTATACTTTTGGTTTTAAGTCCAGAAAGAATATTACTAATATCACTTGGTCCTCTCATTTCAGGACGCGGGTTTTGTGGATTAGGAGGTGGTGCTCCACGCATAGACTTGTTTGCAAACGCATTTACAAAATTGTCTGTCAGGTTCACTCCATCATTCATACCTCCTCTACCAAAATTCAGGTCAGGGCGATTCGAAATATCGCCTTCTCTTCGCGGGGGTGGAATAGAATTGGGACCTTTTGTAGCAACGGATGCAGGTGGCGGACGCTGGTTATTAAAGTTGCTCGACATTGGCGGAGGCGCTGCCATACCTCCCATTCCGCCTACTCCTCCACCTCCTCCACCCATCATATCCCCCATAAAGTTCCCAAAGTTGGGAGATGATTGCGACATAGTGTTCACCGCAGCTTGTGTAAATTGTTTCATAAGTTCAGGATTTTGGCGCATAATATCGTCCATTCCAGGCATGGCGGATTTGAACATCGTATTTGTCATATGAAGCATGATCGCGCTTCCACCCAATTGAAAAAGCAGTTTCAATTCAGGCGCCATCTTTGCTTTCGATTTGTATTTCTCATGCAGTTCCCCAAAAATCTCATCGTAGTCGTCAACATTTTCGTTTATTTGCTCTGACCATCCATCCAACTTCAAATCAAATGGGTCGAACTTATTATTCAAAAATTCTATACCAGTAATTGCAGTCATCAGCAATTTTTGTTGAAACTTAATGCTATTCTTCTTCTCGCGTTCTTCAACATGTGTCTCGTATTCGCCCTTCATTTCAAGTAGTGACGACTCCATGCTGTATTTCTTACTAAGACGAACACCCTTTGTTTCAAGTTCTTCCAACTTTTGTAACATTTTAAATTTTTCGCGTAACAATTCTTCTTTCGACATTTGTGGCGTTGCGTCCACATTTGCATCAGGGTTTAGTGGAATATTGCTAAACTTACCAAACCCATCCCATGTTTTATTATCATTGTCTGTATTCGCAGTAGATGCACCAACATTACTGCCGCTGATATTATTATACTTTGGTTCGGAATACCCACCATCACTAGCATCATCGTCGTTGTAAGTGTTCAGTTTTATACCACCGCTTCCTCCACTACTCGAACTTGCTCCTACAGAACCAAAAAAATCAGATTTGAAATTCTTTGATATTTTTTTTACACCTCCACCTCCACCTCCACCAACAGCATCCGACAAATCATTCAACTCATCTTCCAATTCATTCAGGTCATCTAAATCAATATTGTCGCCACCTCCGCCACCACCTTTATTACCAGTTTTCAGTTTGTCATTCATAAGCAACTCAAGGCCTCCACCGAAGTTGACGGATTTGGTTCCACTGCTGCCACCTCCACCGCCGCCGCGACTACTTTTATTATTAAAGCCATTATCTAAATCAGATAAATTTCCAAGGTCAATCACTTCTTCCATAATGTTGTATTATCAATAATAATAATCTATAATTTTAATTTTAAGTTTGTGCGCATTATAAATATATATTTGTGAAACTATATGCGATATATATAAATCAAACTAAATTTATCATATTTTTGATAGTAAGATAATATATTCCTTGTAAAAAGCAATCTGCAAGATCGTCTTTCTTTTTATTTTTGTTAAGATATCCTTTAAAGTTGCCAAATTCTTCTTTTGTTTCTAAAAGTTCGGCAGTTATTTCAACACTTTCGGCTTTTCGTTCTGTATATGTTGTTTTCTTTTTTGTCATAAACATTTTTAATTTATTTGATGCTGAGATGAATTCAATATGGGGTGTATGTTTCATTATAAAATATTGTGCAATCATTCCTTGCAGTGTTTTCATGCGGCTTGCAATCGTGCTAATTTGGTTTTCAATAATTGCGATATCTATTTTAATGTCAGAAACCTCCAGCCCTCCCATTCCTAAAACATTATCAAGCTCTTGCATCATATTTTTACCGATAGTTATTAAATCAACATCCATTGCTTTGACATTTTCAATATGTTGTAGGTAGTTTTTGTGTAATTCTTGTTTTATCATATTGATTAGGTCATCTTTTGTATTTGAGTTTGGTTTTTTTGTATTTGTATTTACTATTTGATTTACGGGTTTCTCTCCTTTCTCTCCTTTCTCATCGAGAACAATAGAGAAAGAAGCTAAATGTTCTACAGGGGATACATCAAAGTTATACTTCATGATTAGTTCTTTGATGTCTACTAATTTCATTTTTCTTATTTTTTTGATATCTAATTCAGAAGAAGGAATCTTGTATTTTGATAATTTTGCATGTTTATTACAAAAATATTCGATTTCATATTCGGGTTCCTGATTTTCATTTATTTCGTGTTTCTCTCCTTTCTCTCCTTTCTCTCCTGTTTCACAAGTGTCTTGTTTGTTGTTTTCATCTTCATCCTCCTCTTCCTCATCGTCATTATCGCCTATTGTGTGAAACGTCTTGCAATATTTCGCATCTTGTGTGCATCCTAAAGTGTTACACTTTCTTACTATGGGAGTGCAAAGATTGATAACATCCCATTTTAATATTTTTACTTTGCATGTAGTTTCGTTCACTTGAAAAATACAATATGCTAAATTTTTCATCCCGACATCGAAGCTTATAATATTTTTTGTTTTTTCCATGGTGTATAAAAATACATAATATGTTTTTATTATGTATTTTGCGGAATGAATGTATTAGGTCACGATTTTACAAATGAAGACTTAGGAACACGTCTAGTTCCATGCCCATTTATTTTGACAGAACGTTGCGCCATCTTATATGCTCGACTTGTTTTATGATTGCAACCCTTGTCAAGAATACTAAAGTCAACTGCCGCGCTTTTCCCGCCGGTAATTGCACTTGCAAGACGAGCACGTCCCCATGAGTGTGCGGTCTGGTTGGGTCTACTACCGGATGAAAAATATGCACCTTGGCCTTTTTTCTCAATTTGGCGGAGGGCGGAAATACTGCATCCAGTCTTTTTGGCAAGTTGTGATGATGGAAGAATATCTTCTACGCCATATATTTTCCTTGCATGAAGAATATGCTTTGATACTTTGCCGGGATATGATGCGACGGCTTTTCGCGTATAATACTTTTTCTGCTTATAAAGTTTGCGGGATTTATCTAGTTGCTTTTTTTCAAATAATGTATCACGTCTTGATAAAATACGGGGTAAATACTTTGACGCGTAATGTTTTAAGGTTTTATTATTTTGACGATGTATCATTTTATATATAATATGTAAGATATTATATGTAACAATAAGCAAACTAGAATAAGTTATTTTTATTTAGAATTATTCATATCTTATTTTGCTCTTCTTCTTCTACAACAGATATCGGAGGTTGCACTTGTGGTATTGATTGTTCTCGTTCTTCCGGAACTATTGATAGTTGAGATGTTCCTCGGACTCTTGGTGTAAAGCTTCTATAATAACTAACTTGTGGTGTTGGTTGCTTACTTATTCCACGTCTGGAGGTTGTGCCTCTGGAGGTTGTGCCTCTGGAGGTTGTGCCTCTGGAGGTTGTGCCTCTGGAGCTTGTGCCTCTGGAGCTTGTGCCTCTGGAGCTTGTGCCTCTGTAACCTGGTGTTCTACTTACGGAAGGTTTAACTGATTTTCTCGATGTTGGTTTTGCAGTTTCCATCTCTTCGCCTTCGCGAATATCGTGACTATTTTCTTGAGAATTTTCTTGAGAACTTAATATATCTTCTCTTACCAATACATCCCTACTTGTTGGAGAACTAGGATTGAACCCTGTTATCGAGCTTTGCGCACGTGTAGGTCTGTTTTTAGCAGGATTTCCTTTTTTTGGCGCCAGTTGTATTTTTGCACGTAAACTTTTTAAGTACGCATTAAATGCATCAATTTTCGGTTTAGTTTCTTCTTCATTTTCGCAATAAGCATTAGACAAATATTCGGCTTGTTTTACTATATCTTTTATATCACAATCGTTTGCTCTTCCAAATAATAGTTTTTTACCTTTATCCCCGCGTAAATCTAATTCTAAAGCACGATATTGTGTTTTATTCTGGTCCGTAGGATGTTTTTCTCGTATAACAATTACCATATGATAAGGAACATTACCAATACCAGCTTGAGTAATAAATCTATTCGATTTTCCACACATTATACTAAATGAATTTTGCCCTGGTGTTTTTCTTTTAACTGATTTTACGCTAATATGATATGGAAGACCGGTAGTTTCCATATGTAAATCAAACTCGGCGGTATTGTCTTTTTTTTGATAGATTTTCTGTTTTTCGTATGCATCGGCGCGTACTTTTCCTCTTTTGACAAGATTTCTAAAATATTTAAATTCCGTCGGAACACCTTCTTTTCCTTTTGCTGGTGGCTTAGGTACTCCTCCACTTTGATATACTTTTTTAGTTTTATGATGTTTACCTTTTTTGTTTTTATACATAGTTTTACGCAATAATGCCTTAATAATAGTTATAGTCTTGTTATGGCTATGTTTTACTCTTCTTCGTCTTGTTGCCATTTATTTTGTATTTATTTAAAAATTACTATATACTATTAGTAGATATTATCTTAATTTGTAAAAATAAGATAATGAATAATTGGTTCTAATTTTACATAACTGAAATATTTAATTAGTCACCAATAGGATCAGCGGATGAAGATGATGCAGGTAGTGCAAACTGGAAACTACGCGAGTTGGACTTAGGTGGTGAAAAATTTAGAGCATATGGATTTATAGAAAATTTACTGCTACTCGATGCTGGTGTTCTTTGTTTTTTTAATTTTTGTCCACTACTTGCACTTGCAACTGCACTTGTAATTGCACTTGGCATTTCACTTGCACTTAGCATTAGTTGTTGAAGTTCTTCTTTAGCTGGCGAAGGTCTTCTTTCTCTTTTTGATGGTGTTGGTGCTGGTGCTGTTAGTCTTACTGGTTCTGGTTTACTTCTTGCACTTGCTCCTTTTGCACTTGCTCCTTTTGCACTTGCTCCTCTTGCACTTGGTCTTCCAAAACCGAGTGATGCAGCATTTTTGGAGAGAGGAAATGAAGTCGGTGACATTAAATCAGTAACTATTTGATCGGCATCCTCAAGTGTTCTTACATTTAATACTGCTTGAAGACGGCATTGATGCTTACATTCTTTTAATTCTTTTCCCACTTTTGATGATATTTTAGGTGCTAATGAAAATAATGTTCGTTTTTTTTTCATTTCTACTTGTAGTTCTTTTACCTGACGTTTAATCTCAGTAGTTTCTCTTTCTATTGTTTCTAACTCTCCACTATCTTGTGCTCTAGTAAATAATATCGATAAATCTCGTATTCTTTTTTCTAAATCTTGACGTTCTTTAGGTGTTCTATACCCCCCCCAAATGGCATCTAGTTGAGAGTCAATCTTGTATACTCGTATAGTTTTATCAGGTATAACTTTCCCAGGAGTCTCGATGTTATAGTAAATTATTACTAAAGTTAAAGGTTGGCCACCTAATATTTGTCCTACAAAACGAACGGCATCGGCTGAACATATTTGAAAACTACATGGACTATCTATGGTTACCTCTTTTTTTTTTTTCCCAACCTTATTACCAATTCTTTTACTTTTTATACTTACATCTCCCATTCCATTTGTTAAACGACTAGGTATATCATGTTCAGCTGTAGCGACTAATTGAAGGTAGGCCGCAAACATCTCTCGCCGTGTATCTGGGAAGTATTTTTTAAAAAAATTTAGAGCATATTGTTCTTCAAGAACTTTTCCAAATAATGTATTTTTACTTGGATATTCCATACATCTTCCTCCTGTTGCTGGATCATACCCCCTATATCTATAAAGTTCTTCTAGTATCGCCTTACCCCTAGGGGAATGTGGTTCACCCTGTATTATATCAATTGCAAGTTTTATATCCTCCTGGGTTGCAGGTTCTTCACCACCATCATATAAATCTTCTGTATCTTCTTCATCATCATCCTCATCATCGGAATATTCTCCACCAGATTGGTATAATATTCTATTATTTCTTCTATAGTGATAAACCTTTTTTGTTTTACATTTTTTTTGTCGTATACTTTGTCGACATTTTTTTGATTTTTTATTTTTATATCGACTAGTAATTCGCCGTTTATATTTTCGTCGAATTGTTTTCATATATATAGTATAAATATATGAAAAAATATAATTAAAAAATGGAATTATATAATAATATAATAATTATTATTTTTCACCCCCTTTAATTCGAACGCGCTAAACCTTGTATCAACATTTGTGATTGAGAAATATGTGGCGCACTCATCCGGCTCTGCAGTTCATTCCGCGAAAGATACATATTTTTCAGGTCGCTTGTTTCATAGCCAAATGGCTGGCTATTATCTAAAGCAGATGGAAAAACAAACGGCACATTCGATTGTGAAACCGGATTTTGGCTCCCTATGTAAATAGGCGGACACGCACCGCAGTTGTTACATGCAGATACAGAATTTGACTGCATTATCTTGACTGCATTGTTTTGCAAAAAAGTTCTATAATCCCAGTTGGATTTGATATCATTGTTTTTGCGGATTTTCTCGTTTATAACTGCACCTGGTTGCCAGGTCGCATAGTTTCTACCATCCGCCATAATAGGCGGAAAATTGAAGTGGATATTACTTGATCCAGAGTAGCAAGTTCCCCAAGACATTTTTGTGTTTTTGGTTGTGTCTATGTTTTAGGTTGTGATTCGTTACTAAACTACTATATATACTTTATTGTATAATTTATTATAATATATATAATAAAATATTAATACTTTGCTAAATAATATTTGCTATTTGCTATTTGCTATTTGCTATTCGTCATTCACCTATCCTTGGGTCAAATGTTTGATAAGTTCTTTCTTGTTAAGTTTGTTAATAGCAGTCTCATTATATTGGAGCCCATCTGCTGATAATTTAGTCTTCAAATGTTGCTTAAGTGTTTGAACATTCATTGAGTTGTAGTCTGTATGCTGCTGTTTATCGGCTTTAAAAATAGTCTTAATTTCGGTAGTATCGGTGAGAGAAGTTTCTAAATGTTGTTGTTGTTGTTGTTGTTGTTGCAAGGGTAATGATGCATGTTCATGGAGTTCTTGCACTTTTACTTCAGTATCATCGCTGGTTTCTTCATCGTCATTCTCATTGTCATCATCACTCATATCCTCATTGTCGTCATCCTGTTCGTCATCATCACTTACATCATTGGTGTCGTGTTTAGACTCAGCGCTTACAGCATATAAAGGCTCCGTCAACTCAATGACTTTAATATCATCGCCAGTTAAGTGTTCAATGGCGTGTGCGTGTGTGTCTAAAGCTCCGCCGTTGTTAAATATTATTTTTTTTGTGGTATTCTCGTGGTTATCTTCGTTCTCATCCTCGGACGATGATGAATTAGTGTCATCATCTTCAGAATCAGACGAAGATTCATATTCGTCATCATCGTCTTCGTCGTCGTCATCATCTGAAACATCAATCAAGTCATTTGGATGACGATTTTGATTACCTAGAATACCCGCACCCTCACCTGCGCCACCCTGTTGCATCTGCATTTGAACATGTTTCATGATTTCATCATCACTTACCATATTTCGCTGATGTCCTCCATTTCTCATACTCATTACTAAAGATTGTAATACTTTTGCCTGTTCTCTTTGTGAAATCTCTAAAATTCGCAGCTTAAATCGGAAGAAGATAAACATTACCGAACATATGATTAAAGTAATAAGAATATTGAAAATAGTTTGTGAATGGAATAGTGACATCTTTTATTTTTATACATAAATAAAAATAAAATATTTAACGCTTTAATGCTTTCTTAATTACATCGACATCAAAAGTTGTTTTGTATTTTCTATAATTGTCTTAGGATATTCTAAATCATATAATACTTTGATGCCTCCTTTAATTTTAGATATACCTCTTTCCAATTTGTATAAATATTTCACGTTATAATCTTCTTCGACGTCTACTTTCATTTTATAGTTTTTAATTTTTTTATTTGTTTTCAAGTTATTGCATAATGAAATATAATGGGTTGTAAGCATAAGATCAACATTCTTCATGCTTGACAAGTAGTCAATATACCCGTATGCACTTGCAACTGCTTCATAAGGATTTGTTCCTGAATACAATTCATCAAAAATACAAAAGTGGCGTTTATCATTTTCTTTTTCTAAACTATCTAAAATCTCTTTGCAACGTCTTGACTCGGCCTGGAATAAACTATCGCGTCCGGATGTATCTGGAATATTTAAGTAGCTGTGCAGATAGTCATAAGGTTTAATATTTGCGCTATCATAAAATCCGTATCCTATTTGTTGTGATAGAATAATATTCATGAGCGTTGATTTGATAATCGTAGTTTTGCCTGCAGCATTCGGGCCTGTAATTATGATTTTTTTATTTATGACAACGTCGTTTTTAATTGGTGTTTCATATGGCGGATAGTATAACTGCTTAAAAGATGTGTATTTTTTCAAAGTGGTTGAAGATGCGGAACTTTTACTTCTCGAAGATTTATCGGATCTCATAGATTTTCTGGATATGTTTGATGTATTCTTTTTGGATTTCTTATTTTTGTTGTCTTTCTCTTCGTTCTCTCCTTTCTCTTCGTTCTCTCCTTCTGGCAACTCATCGGCTTCAACGACTTCATCAGCTTCGGTATCATCGTCGCCAATAAATACACAAGGATTGATTCGCGAACTATCAATCATTTCTTTGATATGGTCAACATTTTCATAAAATCCATTGAAACCGAAACTATAGTCTACGCATGATTTTATATCGTGGTCGACAAATATTTCATAGTTTAGTTTCATAAGTTGTCCAATTTCGGTGAATTTCTTAAAGTTAACTGCAAAGGGTTTGATTTTACTAAACATACTGCATAGTTTCTCCAAGTGTTGCACCTTTGCTTTCAAATCGTTTGTAAATTCGCGATAGGTTATAAGGCTATGTGACATTTGAATAACATGTTTCATATTTCGAATCGTGTATCGAAAATAGTCGTTCAAAATAAATATATTTTTGTGAATAAGAATCATATTTTTGTAAAACCGATAGCACGACATAACATTCTGGTAAACCTGAATAAAGTAGAAGAAAACCGACATGAGAACATAGATGCGTTTATCCCATGGCATACTTGAAAAATCCAGAAGCGAAAATACCTTTCCTATCGGATGGCTTGAAAGAATAGTTTTCAAGGATGCGATATAGGTTGACAACGAGACTTGCGACTTTTGAATCTTCAATAAGAAGAACGGAATAAATAATAAAATCAATGGTGAAAGCAGTGAAATCACAGGCGATGTCAAGTTATAAACGCTCATAAGTTGCATAGCCACTGGCGATTTATTTAGACTATCAAGCATAGGGAAATCAATATAACTGAAACGCTGTTTAAAATTCTTATCGCCGGCAATATCGATCCATAATTTATCAATCGTGTTGTAAACGTCGTGCGGGAAAATAATTACTCCGGATTTGGTAGTATCATCGCCTGTCTTGTATGGTTTATAAGTATAGTTATTTTTATCGTCTAAAATCATTCGCAAAGGTTCGCTAAGTTTGCAGCCATATTGGTTTACATAAGATTGGTAAAATGTTTGCGACTCTTTTAGAAAGTCTACATTTGTAGTATAGTAGCGGCTCCATAGTGTGACGTATCGTTTACTAAAGGTGGACTCAGGTTTAAAAATGGTTTCATACATGGGGACACAATCATCATTTTTTGCCTCAAGTAGTTCTAAATCATTTAAAATATTGATATTAATTTCGCGTTTATCACTATCTTCTAAATAACAGATAGGAAGTTTAAAAGATGTTTCCGGGGAAGAGATATTTTTATTATTGTGTTTTGATTTTTCTTTTTTTTGATTTTTCTCTCCTTTCTCTCCTTTCTCTGTCTCTCCATCTGGTTCTTGTTCTTGTTCTTGCTCTGGGGTATTGCCAGGAAATGTCTTCAAATATTTACTCACTTCATTTGTCAACTGCATCGTAAAAGAGTTTGCACTTGATTTTCCACTCGGGTCTTTTTTAAGTTGTTCTTGTTTTATTTTATCATTTATTTCTTCTAATTTTTTTAGTTGCGCTTCTTTCATATCTGTTAAAATTTTATTAATGTCAAACATTTTATTGTATCCTATTATTTGCTTTATATCTAAAAATATTAATAATAAAATAAATATACGAATTTATTTTATTATTTAATTTTTGTATAATGTTTTCTATAACATATAGTATAACGTGTTGCATAATGTAAATCTAATCAATTGCAATATTCGATGGCAACTCGTCGACTATGGTGTGATAGTGTCGCTCAATCTCTTTCATCGTTTTCATATCCCATCGAGTAACAAAGTTGATCGCTGTTCCTTTACGTCCCCATCGTCCCGAACGCCCAATACGATGCAAGTATTTAAATACACATTTCGGCAAGTCGAAGTTTAATACTGTTCTAACCTGTTGCACATCAATACCACGCGAAGTAACATCCGATGAAATAAGGACACGATGTTTTCCCGCCTTAAATTCACTATACGCCTCATCACGTTTCGATTTTTCCATATTACTATGGATACAGCATACCGGAAATCCGTCATTCTGCATCGCCTCTGTCAAATCCATGACGCGTTTGATACTATTGCAATAAATAATACATTGCGACATTGAAATAATATTAAAAATGTCCTTAAGTGTTGCATATTTTTGCGAGTCGTCGTTAAGGGCTACATAATATTGTTTGATACCTTCAAGTGTCAGCAACTCCGACTTCACCAAAATACGCACAGGGTTGCGCATAAATTTATCTGTAAGTAGTTGTAACTCAGGGGGCAATGTTGCGCTAAACAATCCTACTTGCACATTGTTATTCAGATACTGGAATATATTATAAACTTGTTCCTTAAATCCACTCGACAACATTTCATCCGCCTCATCCAAAACAAGAATAGAAATATCTTTTGCAATGATATTGTTTCGTCGCATCATATCATAAACACGTCCAGGGCAACCTACGATAATATGCGGTGTGTTATTTTTCAATTCAAATGCATCGTCGTCTGTGGAAGTTCCACCAATGAGTAGATGATATTTAATATTTTTATTCACTGAACCAATACTTGAAATGACTTCGTAAATTTGTTTTGCAAGTTCACGAGTAGGCGCCATAATAAGACCCTGGGTTTTATTAAGTTCGGGGTTTATATTTTGCAAAACACCTATAGTAAAAACACCAGTTTTACCAGTTCCAGATTGAGCTTGTGCAATAATATCCCTTCTGTCAAACATTGTTAAAAGTGCTTTGCATTGAATCACACTTGGAGTGTCAAAGCCATATGAGTAAAGACCCCGCATAATATCTTCATTAAGAATACCAGTAAGGTCTTCCCATTTATCGAATTCCTTAGGGGGCGCAGATTTATCCTGATCGATAGTAGGGTGTGTTTCAACTACGGAATTTTGGGAACTTTGGGTAGTATCAACCAATGAAGTAACAGGAACAGAAACTTGCTCTGATGCATGTTTGGTTCTTTCAGATGGATGATGTTCTGTAGAATTATTATAATTTCTATTAATATTTAATCCGCCAAGATTCCTATCACTTTGGTAGTTAAAATTAACTTTGTTCCCGCGATTCATTCGACCATTTGGTCTACCTTCAAATCTTGATTCATTTGGTATAGACGAGTCGTTTCTATAACGACTATTATTATTATTATTATAACTTATGTAATTGGAACGATATGCGTTGCTATCGGCTCCGCCACCCCCTGCGGCATCAACACCATTATGTGAATTAAATTTTCCAATCGGATTCTGATTGTGATTCTGATTCTGATTGTGATTGTAACTATGGTTCGGGTTCGGGTTCGGGTTCGCCCCCTGGTTACCATTATTATATCTATAATTTTTATTATTGCGTTGAGTATACTTTTCGGACATCGTGTGCTATAATGTAATAGTATATATATTTTTATACATTTAAGTATTTATAGTTTAAAATATTTATATTAAATAACAAATAACTATGGTGGACATAAAATAATAATTATATCAAAATCGATATAAATATGTTATAGTATATAAATATAGGACTATATCATAGACGTAGTAAAAAATGATACAATATGATATGAATGATTATGAAGAAATAACAAATGCTGGGTTCATATGCAACTTAACGCAAGAAACGTTAGATATCATTTCAAAACTATCAGAACAGGTCGGTGCACCAACATATATTAAAACTCCAATCTTTCTTAAAAAGGAAAGTAGAGTTACTGGTTTGGGGATGGGGTTGGGTTCGGCAATCAGTGCTATGGCAAATTCGGGCATTGGTGGTGGAAATGGTGGGTTTAAAAAGAATAAAAATAGGCCATCAGAGATTACAGATGAAGACTGGGAAACGATTCGTCAGTTTCAGACTACGACAAAGCATATTAGCGAAGGTATACAAAAAAATATGGAAAACATTCGTGGATATTTAAATAAGATGTCAGATGCGACATTTGATAAAATGGCTGATGAAATAAAGATGGAAATTTCACAACTTATAGAGCACGAAACCAGTGAGGAAAATATGATGAAGATTGGTCACTCTATCTTTAGCATTGCAAGTTCGAATAGTTTCTACTCTCAACTATACGCAAAACTATTCAAAATTTTGATGGGAGAATATGAAGTGTTTAAGAAAATATTTGAAGATAACTACAAGGTTTTTATTAATTTATTTGACAATATTGAGTATGCAGATCCTAAAAAAAACTATGATAAGTTTTGCGAATATACAAAAACAAACGATAATCGTCGTGCGATGAGTTTATTTATTGTAAACTTAATGAAGAATGGTGTTATTGAAAAGGAAGAGATTCTAGAAATTATTAGAAATTTACAAAAGCTTATTATGCGGTATATTACAAAACCAGATAAGACAAATGAAGTCGAGGAGCTTAATGAAAATTTGTATATTATTATAATAAATTCGTCAAATGAAATAAAGTTTGGTTCAGACGAAGGGACTGAAAATATAGTAAAAGATGTTGAGTTTATTAGTATACTAAAACCGAAGATGAAGGAGTATCCTAGTATAACAAATAAGACTATTTTCAAACATATGGATATTATTACGGAGTTAAAGTAAACTAGCGTAAGTAAAGTAAAGTAAAGTAACAATTTAATACAAAATCGAGTTAAATATATACATTTAAACATAATAATAAAGATATTTACCAATATTAATATTATTATTATGTTTAGTTCAATTGAAACTATGTATGATCCAAAAGAAAATAAAAAAGATAAAAATATGAAAGATAAAAATATGAAAGAATGGAATAGAATAAATAATATATGGCTGGACATAAGGAATAAAAACAAAACTGAAAATCCGAGTTTATATAGCACGGATTCAGACAATTCTACTGCAGATAACACTCCCACTCCCAGGCCATCAACACCATTAACATCTTGTAATCATATTTTAAAAAAGTCGAATAGTTTTTGTAGTTATGATGATGAAATCAATAGTGGTATTGATTTAAGTAATGAATATTTAGATGGATATGGATATGGATGTGAATATAATTTGGAGTCTGATGTATATACACCTTGTTCTTCTGTAACACAAAATAGTATAAAATGTAAATATACGATTGAGAATGCTGCATCACTTGAATTGGACTATTCGTTAAACTATAACATGAAAATGTTAACACATATTGGAAACTATTATGAGATATTAAAAAGTAAACATAGTAAAGGGCAAACCAAAACGACCAAAAAACGAAACGTCGCAACAAAATTATGTAAACCGGAACTTATAAAAAGTATAGTTTCATTTGAAACAGATGCTGCAAATCATTGTGTAGTATATCAATGCAAAAAGATGCTCGAATATATTGAGTCAATTAAAAGTGACAAATATTTTTCATCATTTGTAATATTTCCGTGAAAATATATAAATAATAAATAATAAAGTATAAATATATTTAAATTATATACTTTATTATATACACAATAACACAATAACACAATACCACAAGACCACAAGACCACACATTATGTCATCTAGTTTTCCTTCATCAATAAGCGATATAAAATATTGTTTATATATAAACCTTGAAAGTAGAAAAGATAGGAGGGAACATATTGAACAAGAATTAAAAAGCATAGGAATTCATGGTCTTCGTTTTAATGCAGTCAAACTACAAAATGGACGCATTGGTTGTAGCATGAGTCATTTAAAATGTTTACAAATCGCCAAAAAAAATAATTGGCCATATGTAATGATATGCGAAGACGACCTTTTGTTTTTAGACAAGGAAAAAGCAGTAAAACATATGAATGATTTTTTTAAACTGCATTATGGCGACAACGATATATGGAATGTTATGCTTATAGCAGGAAATAACGTGCCACCATATAAAAAAATAGACAACACGTGTATTCGCGTTTCACACTGCCAGACTACAACAGGATACATAGTAAAAAATACATACTATGATACACTGATAGATAACATAAAAACAGGAATCGAAAAACTAATGAAAAATCCCACAAATGCTTTTTCATATGCAATTGACAAATATTGGATTCAACTTCAGAAAAGAGATGTATGGTATTTACTTGCACCGATTATTGCTATTCAGCGCGAAGATTATAGTGACATTGAACAAAGAACAACCAACTACGAGTATATCATGAAAGACTTGGATAAACCGCATTTAGTGCGGAATATGCAAAATATTAGTATGAGTTACTTGAATACTTATTAAATTATTTATAATTTTTATAATTTTTATAATTTTATTATTGACTTGTCCATTTTATTTTTGTCCATGACGGGGGGCATAAGTCATTTGTATTATGTGTAGGCAATGCAGGACCAAACCAATTATCAGGATAGCAAACTATTTTATTTGGATTTGTATTCAGATACGCCGACCACCAACTAAATGTGCTGTTTGCAATAATGTTATGACTGCAACAACCCATAAGTAGCATTGACTGCCAATCTTCTATATTATTGGGTGCTCTATGAAATAACATAGAAGTAAACCTCTTGCGTAATTTATCTATCTTTACTTCTACTTCTGCTAGGTCGTTGTCTTCGCAAAAGTATAATACTATGTATTCTGTTGATATAGTATCCAGGAACGCTTTTGACTCTGATATAGACCCAGGCGTTTGTGAAAGTGCAGGCGACAACAAAGCCTGTGTATTCAATATATACAAAATACTATTCGCATAATAGTTAACACCAAGTGGGGTATAATGATGCGTCAAGGATTTATAATCGCCGAGACGAAAATGCAAAGATATTACACGTTTATTTCTACACACTGAAGTCAATAGTTTTTTCATGCTTTGTTTCTTTTCTTGTAGTTTCATATATTTTATGATTTGACTGGTTTCTTTCTCAAAATATTTATAACTATGAAAGTAACCAAATAGCATTATGCCATTATGTGAATTTAATATAAGCGGATGCCGCTGCATTTCGTCATTATAGTTAAACGTTGTTTCTTTATACATTGGTAATTCTAACTTATTTATAGAAAAATCAAATGTATCTTTTTTCAATTCCGCGAAAAGTGTATCCCAATATATGTCTTGGCGTTTATCGCCTTCTAACTTTTTATTAGGAAAAATAAAAGAGCGTTTTAGTTTCAGCGATAAAGCCAATATAGTAAAAATTTGGAACAACTGATTACCTAGCCCTCCCATAATTACACACGATATCTTGTCGCCAAACATATAATGTTATATTTATAGTAACTGATAATTATGGTTCTACGTATAATAAATATAAATAAATATATTTAATATTATATAATAAGTATAATATATTAAGTATAATATAGTATTGACATAACACATACACGTATAAAATTCTATTAAGTAAGAAAATAAAATGGTTCGTTCAAGAATTGACCCCACTATAAACTATACAGAAGTAAAAGCATTAGACCAAACAGATATGAAAGACTCACAATATAAAGCCCCACTATATGAAGCAGAAGTTTTAGGTATTCATACGATAGTTAGTATTGGGCAAATAAAAAACACATTTATTGAAAAAGGTGTAGTATACTTCCCGCTTTATTTGATTAAAGATGACAAAGTATTGTCACAAATCGGTATTATAGAAGCAATGCAAGAAACGATTCCGTCACTTTTGGATGAAGAAAATGATATCAGTTTGGAAAAGGCAGAGCCAGCGCTTTTATATTCATTTGTAAAAGAAAGTTTGGTCAGGAAAGCGGTATACATTGCTGGTAGATCGGAAACAGAGGGAATGGCAATGGGAATGGCTCAGGCACCAAAGATAAAATCAAAACTTTCGCTTGCGCCATTGTCTATGTCCACATCCGAAAAAGAAAGGAAAGATGCGCTTAAAAAAAGTGCATTATTAAGCAAGGAATTAGGTGTTGGTGGTATTGAAGACGAAGACGAGGGAGAAGACTTCACTGCAGGCGTGGATGCTGAAGAATCAGACCTTCAGCGAGCAATTCGTGCATCTATAGTAGAAGGTTCAAAGGTTCCCGACTTGCCATTAAAACATGCAAGTATTCCTGTTCAAACGCTTGACCAATTTGAGGCAGAAAGAAAGAGGTATCGTCATAACAAAGACGAGTCATGGATGGAGTCTTACTACGAAAATAATAATTTTAAAGTTATTCAAAATTCGGGTGGAGGAGATTGTTTCTTTATGATTATTTGCCAGGCGTATAAAACGATTGATCCTGATACTACTATGAGTGTTATAAAATTAAGGCGTCTTTTATCCTATGCGCTTACCGAGCGGCAGTTCACAGAATATAAAACATTATATGATGATTATTCTCGCCTGGAGAAAAAATTAGTAAAAGACAATCAGGATATTGCTACAAGAAACAAGGAAATCAAAGAGCGGTTTCAGAATAGTCAGAGCAAGCAAGAAAAACTAGAACTGAAAGCTGAATCCGAAAAACTCATCGAAAGCAATAAGCGTATTATGCAAGAGTTGGAAGTCGTAAAAGAAAATAAGAAAGAAGTTAAATTTATGAAAGGTGTGAAAACAATTCAGCAGCTGCGTGAAGTAATGCAAAAGGGTGAAATGACAAGTGAATACTGGGCCGATGCATGGGCAATCGCGGCTCTCGAAATTATTTTGAATATAAAATTTATTAACCTTTCTTATAACGATTTCAATCAAAATAAGCGAAAATCATTCCAAGAAATCAATGTCATAAATTGCGGCAATGATTTGTCGAAAAGTTTAATAGAGGAAATACGTAAAAATGTTGCGGAAGTTAGTAGGGATGAAGGGGCAGGGTCAGGAGCAGGATCGGGACCAAGGTTGGGTGCTGCAAGTGCTGACATGGGAGGCAAAAAATCGCCAGATGACTATGAGTTCAATCCAGACTACTATATTATGATATCACATGCAATGGAACATTATGAACTGATTACTTATTATGGGAATGCAATGTTGACGTTTCCAGAGATACCATATTGCGTAAAATTGCAAATAGTTACACGTTGTTTGCAGGGCAAGTTCTTTAATGGTGCATATAGTCATATTCCGCAATTTAAGTTATTTATCCAAGAACTGGGTATCGCGAAAAAGGTGGAGGGGCGAATGGTGGATGAAAGTGTGGATGCATTATCTGCCGCGGCTTCAAATCCACATTTTAGTGATAATATCCAACTCGTGCACCATAAGAGCGCAGGAGATGAAATGCCTGGAAGGGCGCAGGGTGATTATGTAGCGCAGGGTGATAGACCCGGATTTATGGAACTTGGTGGGGGTGGTCATGACCATCGTGGAAGCAATAGTTGGCGCAGAAAAATATCAAATGAGTGGAATGCGCCGTTTACATTGGACGGACATCGATGGTTATCTGTTGAACATTACTATCAGGCGAATAAATTCTTGAAAAAACACCCGGAGTTTTATTTATTATTTACGATGGATGCAAATAAGAAGAGTAAATATTATGAACCATCGTCAATATTGTCGCGAATAGCACACGATGTTGAGCTGGCGACGTATGCTGGAAGAAAATTAGGCACGACAAAAATAGATGGTAAGAAAGTTGTTCTCCGACCTGAAGAAGTGGCGATTGATCCGGACTTTTTTAATGGAAGACATGCCAAAGTTTTAGAAGATGCAACTTTTGCAAAGTTTACTCAAAACGACGACCTTGCAAATATTCTGATGTTAACAAACAATGCCAAGTTGATAAATTATCATCATACAAAGGAGCCATCCGTTTCGGTGCACTTGATGCGTGTTCGTTCGAAACTGAGAACAAAACGAGGAGGCGTGAATGAATATGAGGTGGTGTGAATGTGGAATAGAATGTAAAATATAATGAAAAATACCATATTTTTAATATAAAAATATAGTATATATCTATCCGAATCATCCAAATCATCCGAATCATCTAAACCCATGAACTATACACTAAGCACATCTGACCATAACCTGCTTCACTTGTTTAAATGCGATGGTAACTATAAAAAATTAACACAAATGAATAAGAAGCAGCTTACAGGGAATGCAAAAAATCGACGGCAGTATGAAATAAATGATATATTATTATCTTTTTATGACGTAATTGACAATGAGTTTCATCTTTTCAAGAGTAGTCAAGGTCAAACTCATGGTCAAGGTCATTTCAATAGTATTTTTAAACATAAACTTGAAAATATTCGCACAACAAGTGATAAATCTGTAGAAAGAAAAATAGTATCCGTATTAGAAAATATTCCATATGTTCCCGGTAGTATTGTAACATATATAAAAGAAAAATGCACATATGTATTAACATATTCATTTCGCATCAATGATACGCGCACTGCAAAAGTAAACTTTATTATTTTTGAAGACAGCACATATGAGATAAATAATATTAGAAAAAAGAGTGCATCATATTTTAAGAATGCAGTATTAAAAATATACTTATGGTTAAAAATTGCATCGAAGTATGCAGCCAAAGAATGCGCTCCTCAATTGGAATGTTTTATTTACTTGACTCCTTTCAAACGAAGTCATCCTTTATTTAGCAAGGAGAAGGAGCAGGAACAGGAGACAAAGACAGGGGTGGCATCTGCATACGAAGACTATGAAGAATATGAAGAGCTATACCATCACGTGAATGCACCACGCATAAGCAGTGTATTGAAACCGATACATATAAATGGAGGTGTATCGGATTTGTGTCAACCGAGTGGACGTGTTATTGTATATCGAAAAGAAGAATGGTTTAAAGTATTTATTCACGAAACGATGCACAACTATGGGTTAGACTTTTCAGAGATGGATATTAGTGCTGCAAATGGGTTATTGCATAAAATATTCACGATTCAAAAAGATGTAAAACTATATGAGTCATATTGCGAAGTATGGGCAAGAATTATGAACATAGTATTTGAGACCTATTTTGATATAAATTCGCGTGCAAAGTTTTCGTCCAGAACAACAAGGAAGAATTTTATAGATAACATTACAAAAAAATCAATAACAGAAGAAAGTGAAAGCAATAAAGGTGGAGGTGGAGGTGGAGGTGGAGGTGGAGGTGGAGGAGAAGGAGCAAATACTGAAATAAGCATAGTAAATATAAAAAATGCACAAAATCGTAGAAAATTTTTAAAGCAGTTTTACAACTACTTGCAACACGAGTCCTTGTTTTCATTGTTTCAAAATATAAAAATATTAAACTATATGGGACTAGATTACAACATTATATCAAATTGCACGGATTCAAATTACATAGTTGCGAAAAAATTATACAAGGAGGAAACAAATGCATTTGCATATTATATTATTGTTTCTATTTTACTTTCTAATTTTAATAATTTTATACTATGGTGTATCGATAATAATACAAACATAATTCAATTCAATAAAAGTAAAAATAGTATTACTAATTTCGTTAAGTTCATTTACAGAAACTATAAAAGTAGTGAACTTTTAAATATGATAGTCGATTTGGAGATTCGTCTTGAAACGATGGATGGTGCGGATATCAATACAGACAACCAAGAAAGAATTCATAGCAATGAAATGTTGCGAACGATGCGCATGACAATAGTAGGGGGCTATTTGTGATTGTGAGTCTGTGTGCGAATATAAGAAAAGCAGCAGTTTTCATGTTTTATTTTATTTTTACGCCACTCTTTTGAAGCATCTTCAAAGTCTATATTTATATGACTTGCGTGATTCTTTTTTGTTTGACTTGTAGGCAGTGTTGGCATCTCCTGTTTTTTTAATTGTTGACGTGTTGTCACTGGCATTTTTCGGTATATGTCTGTATGTATGCGTGTATACGTATATATGTGTCTATATATGTATATATTATATATTCGTATCAATTTAATATATAAAAAATTGATGCATGAATAACATATATTATAGTTAGTAGATAAATAAAGCAGTAAGTATAATACCAATTTAGAAACTAATAATCTTTGTTATAACCACATCATCATCATCATCATCATCATCATCATCATGGGAATTCGTGCACTCAACAAGTTTCTTCAAGCAAAATGCAAATCATCTATCAAATCAATACCATTGTCTGAGCTTTCAGGCAAAAAAATAGCAGTAGATATAAGTATCTATCTTTATAAATACATTAGTGAAAATGCATTACTTGAAAATTTGTATCTAATGATATCCCTATTTAGAAATAACAATATAACACCGATATTTATATTTGATGGAAAACCTCCAGCTGAAAAGAATGAAACAATCGCGACAAGAAAAAAAAATAAAATGGATGCACGCGAGGAATACTATCGACTAAAATTACTCGTTGAAAACATGAAAACAGGTTCAGGGACAGGGACAGAGGCAGAGATGGATGCACAAAAACAAAAAGAATATGAAATCAACGATATGTCACAAACAATGGAGCAACTCAAGAAAAAATTCATTAGTATTAAATATGACGATATCCAAAATGTAAAAACTCTGCTTCAAGCATATGGGGTGACGTATTTTGAAGCGCCAGGTGAGGCAGATATACTATGTGCAAAACTTGTTACCAATAACTTAGTATATGCATGTCTGAGTGAGGATACGGATATGTTTGTTTATGGGTGTGCACGAGTTTTAAGGTATCTTAGTTTAACGCTATCAAATGTCGTAATCTACGACTTGAATAATATTTTAAAAACATTGAATGTAACTATGGATGTATTTAAAAAAATATGTATTCTATATGGATGTGACTATAGTCATGAGTCATTAATAGAAAATAATATATGTTGCGACCCACAAGAATTGCTACATAGTATGAATATATTTCACGCTTTTCAGTTATTTAAGAAACACCGGGATGCGGAGGATGCGGGGGGCTCCTCCGACTTTTATGAATGGATCGTAAATGAAAAAATTCATTCGATACAATACATTGACGAGGTAAACAAAAACATAAAACTATTTGACATCGATGAAACCAAAAATCTAGAACTATACGAAAACATTAAAATATTAAATGGACCAATCAACAGAACACTACTCATTAATATTATGAAAAAGGAGAACTTTATATTTATTTAAAACTAGAATACATTTTGGATTGTTTTTATACGAGATAGTATTATTATTTTTAATAAAAATATAAAATATATTTATACTTAAATGAAAGTAAAAGTAAATGATATTTTGTTACAAGAAAATAAAGTATATACAACATTACAAATAAATAGAAAACCTAAAATTTATATATCAGAACCTGAAAAGGAAAAGGATAAAGAAAAAAATAAACTATTAACACTATTAATAGTTGATCCAGATGCCCATTATCCAGATAATCCGACGGAAAAATATATGATACATAATTTAGTAATCAATACGAATGAAACTATTTTTAAATATAAATCACCCAATCCTCCTTTAGATTCACCACCACATAGATATTTTATATTAGTATACAGACAATCAAACATTATTAAACTAGATAAACCTATCAGTAAAAGAAATAAATTTGACTTGAATGAATTTGTTAAGACAAATAAATTAAAAAAAATAGATGAATTTGTATTTATGTGCAAAAAAAATTAGTAATACTATATTAAATATAAAATATAGTATTAGTATATACTATGAAATTCAGTCATATTGTTCATAGCGTCGAGCACGTTGCTCATGAAGGGTTAGAAATAACCAGTCACCTTGGTGGTGCAGTAGGAAATGCAAGTTCTACTATTTTGGATGCTGGAAACGCAATAGGTGATTTCCGCAACCATAATATAGTTGGTGGAATTATCGAATCAGGTGAAGCAATTTACCATGGTGTTGAAACCTATGGTGATATCGTATCTGGTGACTACTTGTAATTTATTATTATGTTTATGACTATTTTTTATTAGTTATTAAAAATGACATATTTGTATACATGTCATTTTTATTAGGTTTTGTTTTAGTTTAGTTTA